TTACAGGCTCCACTTCCGAATCATCCGAAACCCAAACGCGATAGCCCATGCCGTGAAAATCGCCGCACCAATTAACGCCGCTTGCTCCAACGTCCAGTCCGGAAGAAAGCCGCGATGCTCGCGCACATCCGCCATGGTGGGCAAAATGTAAGCAATCGAACCCGGGCCCCCCGGGGGCCAGTGATAGCACCCGTCCCACACCGGGTCGGTTGGATAAATATTCAGCAAACCGTCAACGGCGAAGCAGCCCGCCATCACAGCCGCCCACTGAACAGCCGAAGAACGAGGCGCGCGACCCTTTCCAACATCAGCACCCGACTGATGAGCCGCCATCCGTTAACGCGCGCGCCCCGATACAACACTAGGCCACCTTGACCGCAGGCGCCACCGCAGGACGAAGCCCGTTGACGCGGAACGCGAGCCGCTTCTCGCGGTCCGGATACACGCTGATCTCCATGTCATAGGTCTTACCGCTTTCCGGTGTCGGTGCGTCGCCGTCGAGCATGAACTCAGCGAACTCCGTACCGTCCTTCGTTTGAATCAGCGCACCGACCGATTGGAAATCGTACGGCTTCCCGCTCTTTGCGCCGATACCCTTTTGCCGCTTCACCGTCACCACTTTGCATTGCATAACAAAACTCCTTATGTCCCGGTCAGGGACGCAATTTCAGCGCGATTGATCCGTGCAGGGAGCCCCGAGCGCCGCAACAGGCTCACGCATTCCCCGAGGTTCCCCCCGGTAACTTGCAACACCGCATTAACCGCGCGCCCCGCGTGCTGACGCGCAATCGCAATCATTCGAGCGTACGAAAGCACCGCGCGGACCCTAAACGCGCGGATTGAAATTACCACTTCGGAAAAGAACGCAAGACACGGGAACGCGCCCGCCAAATACACCGCGGGCCGCACCAACATATCGAACGAAAGCACGCGATCCTTCGCGCGCCATTCGACCTCTGCACGGCACCACCGCGACGTGACGTCACCTAACTGCTTCCCCTTCTCATAGAGCCGCAGCAACTTACCGTTTTCCCGTTTGCCCACGTACAAGGTGTCACCGGCGAGCCCATCAAGATCCGAGATGAGCCGCGCGCTAGGCGGACGCCCTTGCGCGCCGACCTGAAACCCGCGCTCTCTGTGTTGCGCGATCCCCCAAGCCACGGACAGACGCGACGAGTCGAAATCATCACCGGCAACATCAACGCGCGTAAGCCGCGCGTCCATAACCTCTAGCCACTCCACCACCGTCGGCCAATCGTCGCAACCGCCACACACCGAGCCAGATAGCTCTACGTGGACCGAGCCACGTTGCGCCACACCGCCCCACGCAACGAGCGCACCCTCTACCCTCGCGGAGCATTCGTAGCCTTGCCACCCGCCCCGGTCCTCCCATGCTGTCACCCCAAAATTTGCACGTAAAAAATGCGCGACCTCGCCGCGCCATTCTTCACCAACAGGGACAAACGTAAACGCCAGCCAGTCTAGACAAACCGCCAGACCTGCAGGGGGGTTTTCCCCCCGTGTTACTGAACGGGGGGTCAAAGCAACTCCCGATCCGACACCGCGCTATAGGGCACACGATCCCCGGGAACTTCGCAAGCACGATTCCACGTCCGCAACGTGGCCGCTTCTTCGATCCGCTTTGCTTCAGCTTCGAGCAGGTAACGCTCGTTCGCCGTGTCCTTCCGGTGGACCAGCTCCGTCTGTCGCTCGCGCAGATACTTAACCCGCACCCGCTCCGCTGCCGTTAAGCCCATCGGTCGCCCTCCCCTTGACACCGCACACGACCGGCGCAAAATTATTTCCTTGTACCGGTAAGTCTCAGCCGAGACAATGTCTCACGCGAGACAAACTCATGTCAAGCCCATAAAGGAAAGTTATGGAACAGGCGAAATTGATAGACGAGGTTTTGAAACGTCTGGACGTGCCAAGCGACTACGCTCTAGCCCGACGATGGGGAATTGCCCATAACACCGTGAGCCAATACAGGACCGGAAAGCGTCAATTCGACGCTTACATGCTCAACCGAGTAGCAGAAGCGCTGGACAAAGACCCGCGCGAACTGCTAGCTCTACAAGCGCTCGCAAACGAGCCGACCGGCGAACGCCGCAAATGGTGGGAAACGGTACTAAAAAAATCCAATGGGGCCACGAGACTTGGCGTTTGCACAGCGCTCTGCATCGCTACATCAAGCATCGTGGCGGGCGCGATCCCGACACTCACTCGCGCACCGAACACTGACCTAGTGACCTTTGTACAAATTATGCGACATCTGCGGCGGACGCTCTGGAGGAGCGCCCGATGCTTCACTTTCCGGCTGGCCCATTCGCCCCCGGTTTGGCAGGACTAGGCCCGCTATGAGCCGCAGGACGCGCAGACGGCGGGCGGCCCCCTCCTGATACCTGGCCGGGCATAGGACCCATCGTAGCCCTGTGCATGGCCGGCGCAGACGGCAAGCCGCCCGCGCCGGCGGCTGCCTGTGGCCCCGCCCCGGTTTGTGTTCCGACGTTGTTTTCGGACGGTTGCGACCCGGGCGCCGCGGGCGACGCATTGAACTCGAGGAAATAGCCCCGAGCAACTATCGTCCTACACATCCCCTCGTCCATGTCGATCCGCGTAGCGTCCTGCGTGAAACACCGGCACCCTTGCGAAACCGACCCCACGCACGCAGCAGGCACCGGAGCTCGCGTCGGCTTCGTCACCTCATCGTAGACCGGAGCCGTGTGCGGTAAGCCAACCAAGCGCGGAGCTCGCATTTCGATATAGTCGGCAGTACTCAGATGCGCCGCTTTCCACGCGGGGACCTCGACCAGGACCTGGTTACGCGTGCCGATGACCCCCTTGACCTCGGCAGCCGCGTCCAATCCAGACTTCGGCGACCAAAATCCAGCGACCTTTGTGTAACCGAACCAGAGAAGCGCGCCGATCACCAGCGGAGCGGCAAGCATAATGAATACCCGCATCGGGATTCGCTTTTGATGCGTGTGGACCTCGGCGGATTTGTACCAAGCAAATGACTCCTTCGGATAGCTGAATTCGTGCCGCACTGATTCGAGCAGCGCCGACTTCGATATTTCTGTAGCTGACGGATACTCATGCACCGTTGCACGGTTGAGCCCGAGCAAACGCACAACGTGAAAATGCTGGCCGATCAAACGCCGCACGTTCGAATCAATGAGCATCGGGTGTTGCGTGATCAAGAAAATATCAAGACCCCGATGCCGATGAGTCTCAAGCGCACTGACATACTTCGGCACCGCAGAGCCCGTGCCACGAGGCCGGTACAAGCGCTGGCACTCGTCAATGACAATAATCGACCCATCCGGCAAATCGTCCCATGAGCTTGCGTCGGTGTCGTAAGGCTTGTCCGCGTTATCCCCCGCTTCACCGAACAACGTCCAAGGCAACGTCAAATTTGCAATACCCGAATAGAACACAGGCCGACCGTGCTTTTCGGCAAACGCCTTAACATAGTTGAGCGCGTACAGCGTTTTGCCCGCACCCGGGACGCCGGTAAATAACGTGATCACTTGATCACCATCCGCTTAATGGTTCCGCTCGTCATCCCGTTCAAAATTAAACGCGCCGTCAACGCAGACATGATGATGTTAACGCCCGTGCCAATCTTGAGAACGCCGAGCATCCCGGCAATATCACCTGACAAGTTACCGGCTGACGCCACGAACAAATCCTTGAACTGTCCGAGTGCAACGTCGATGCCTTGATACGTTACGAACCCGACGCCGAGCGCAATCAGGACGCGACCGACAAACGAACCCGCAGCCGCAACAAGGCCCCCAATAAGTGCCGCTAGAAAAACTGGCATGGCTCAACCCCTCCCGATAATCATCAAGCCCGTAAGCGAGCAGCCCATCACCCAAATAATCCCGAGCATCGCTGCCACCGAACAATAGAACTCCGTGTCAATCGTCAACTCATGTCCCAAGATCGTGAAATCCTTTGGCGGAATGCACGTCGCTCCGAAAATTTCGGTCACGTCAGGCGCGGAGAACGTGACAATGGTTCCGTTCGACGGCTTCGGGTACGTCGAGGCCGCAGGATCAATACCCGCAACAATTTGTTTCCCGATCAACGATAGCGGAGTGTCTAAATCGTAGAACTGACAATCACGCGTAAATTGCTCGCGACTCATCGCACAAAACACCGCGTCACCGTCGCACGAAAAACCCGCCGCACACGTCCCGCCGAACGTCGACTTTCTACACATCATCGACTCCGGATTAGTCACACACGCATCCTTGCCCGCGTCACCCCCCGAACCACCACCGCCCCCCGGTCCACCCGGACCCCCCGCACCGCCAGCTCCGCC